GAATATGAGAGACATCGGTCTATTCCCACTTTGGGAAGTAAATATGATGGTGCTTTTAAAAAGAAAGGTGTTGTTGACTATATTATGGAACTTCATCAAAAATATCATTGTACATCTAGTACAGTTGAGGATGTTGCGATGAATAGGTCAGTCTTTCAGTCTTTGAATGAAGAACGAAAACGACTAGATAAGTTCGATATTGCAGTGATTCCGCAGAAACCGGGTGGTCACCAGAAGCGAAATCGAATCTATTCTGGCTTGAACGGTCGCTTTTCTATGGGATTGATACATTTACGGGATAATATGTTTGATTTAAGCAATGAAATAGTTACATTCGGTGCAAAGATGGCGCATGATGATACAATAGAAGCCCTCTACTACGCCTGCCAAAATTCCTTTCCACCAGATTTTCAGCTTGATACGAAAGAAAGGAAGTGGTATACAAAGAAACGTAAAGCTAAACATTGGATAGTAGCCTAAAGGAGATATTTATGCCAACAGTAGGAAGTGGTAAGAAAAAGAAAAAGTTTAAATACGACAAAATGGGTAAGAAAGCTGCTAAAAAATATGCCAAAAAAATCGGTAAAAAAGTCAAAAAAAGAAAAGAGTATTGACCTCTGGGGTAGCGTTACTTGTACGCCCGTTCTCTATAAACTTAATAAAAAAAATACTTCAGTAACTTTTAAGAGGATAAAATTCTATGCCTAGAAAGAAAAGAAAGAAAAATATAGTTGGAAATTTCAGAGGCAAAGAGGATTTGTTCTGGAAAAAGATAGTTGATGGGTTAAAAAATTTCCTTAAATCACCTTGGAGTGAATGATGCCTAGATACGGAAAAAGAAGCAGGGGGCGTTTAAAAGGAGTTAATACAAAACTTGTAAACGTACTTAATGAATTGATAAAAATTATGGATGTTACAATCATAGAAGGGGTTCGTTCTAAGGAAAGACAAGCAGAACTCCTTGAAAATGGGAAGACGAAGGTTAAATATTCAAGGCATATGGAAGGTAAGGCTGTAGACCTTGCTCCATATCCTATTGATTGGAACGACAGGGAAAGGTTTCACTATATGGGTGGAATGTTGCGTGGAATAGGTCACCAACTGGGTATAAAAGTACGCTGGGGAGGGGACTGGGACAGTGATGGTGAAATTAAAGATAACAATTTTGATGATTTAGTTCATGTGGAGTTAAGAGATGGCTAAGAATTTAAAAGTAAAGAACAATAAAACAATAGAGCCTGCGAGACCCGACTCGGCAAGTCTGTCTCAAAGGACTCAGATGGGGATGCCTAGTGACAGCGGAAAAAATAAAAGCGTTTGGCAATCTTTTGTCGGGTCTAAGGATTTTTCAAAACGACATCCTGACATGATGCGAAATAAAAAGAAATATGCCAAAAATAAGTAATAAGAAAAAAGCCGAAAGTGTTTACCAGCTATTCCAAAAGTCTACTGGCGCATGGCGTTCCAAATGGGAATCGCAGGCTCAAAAATGTTTTGACTTTTACCACAATGACCAACTGACAGAAAAAGAAGAGAGGGTCTTAGAAGAATCTGGGATGCCTACATTTACTATTAATAGGATAACCCCTGTTATAGAGATGATGAAATATTTCTGCACGGCTAAAACCCCTAGATGGCAAGCAGTAGCTGCAGAGGGTAGTGATACTGATATAGCTGGTATACACGCAGATATAGCCGATTATTGTTGGCATTTATCCAATGGAGATTCTTTATACGCACACGTTATACAAGATGCGTTAATTAAGGGAATAGGTTGGTTTCAAATTGATATAGACCCCGATATGGATAAAGGAATGGGGGAGGTGGTATATAAGAGAATAGAACCATTTGATATTTATGTAGACCCTATGGCTAGGGATTTCTTAATGAGAGATGCTACATATATTATAATTAAGAAAGATATATCTAAAACTAATTTAATTAATTTATTTCCTGAGTTTAAAAATAAGATTGTTAAAGCCGCTACAAGTAATAATCAATCTAGTGGATTTATGACGAGTGCTAGAGACACTCTTACTTCTGATAGTATTCAGCCTTCTGATATTGGTTCAGAGGCTTATGACCCAATGAGTTCAGAACAAGAAGCTGTTATTGATTATTATGAATGTTATAATAAAGAGAAATACGTATTGTATAATGTATTTATTCAACTTCCACCGGGCGTAACAAATGTACAAGAAATGAAAAGGCAAGCGGAAGAGCAAATTGCATTAAAAGAACAAGAACTTAGAGTTTCTTTTAAAGAGAAGGCGCAGGAAATGCAGATGTTAGCTGCTCAAGGGGAGATAATACCAGAGAGAGCCAAGATAGAAATTGAAAAAGCTGAAAGAGAGATGACAGCTCAATTAGAACAATTTAAAGCTCAATTAGAAGCTGAAATAGAAGAGTCATCAAATCAAATAGAACAACAGATTATGACTCAAGCAGAATATGATTTATTTTTAGCAGACCCAATACTAAAGAAGACTGTTGTTGAGGCTGTTAAGTTTTATGATACTAGAATTAGACTTAGTGTTTCTCTTGGGGCAGAAACATTATTATTTGAAACAACATTACCAATTACGGACTACCCTTTGATACCGATACCTTATATGTGGACAGGAACTCCATATCCAATGTCTGCCGTTCTTCCACTTATCGGTAAGCAACAGGAAATTAATAAATCTCATCAGCTTATGATTCATAATGCTAATTTAGCATCGAATCTTAGATGGATTTATGAAGAGGGGTCAGTTCCAGAGGCAGAATGGGAGCAATACTCTTCCGCTCCCGGTGCGTTGCTGAAGTATAGACAGGGATTTGCTCCTCCGACCCCCGTTCAGCCACTCCCTATAAATAACGCTTTCTTTACTACAGTACAGGAAGGAAAGCAGGATATGGAGTATATTTCTGGAATATACAGTTCAATGCAGGGCGACACTGGTGCGCAACATGAAACATATCGAGGTCTACTCGCCCAAGACGAGCATGGAACACGAAGAATAAAAGCGTGGATGCAAACTATTGTTGAACCTGCATTGGAACATTTAGGTAGAGTATTTATGCAAACTGCACAGCAGACGTATAAAGCACATAAAGTATTTAGAATTGTTCAGCCTAGTGCAATTATAGAGGATAGAGAAGTGGCAATTAATGTTCCTATTTACAATGATTTAGGGGACTCTATAGAAAAATTTAATGATTATGCTGGTGCTTCATTTGATGTAAGGGTAGTAGCAGGCTCATCTATGCCAGTAAATAGGTGGGCATTACTTGAAGAATATTTTAGATGGTATCAATCTGGTCTTATTGATGATATTGCTATGTTAGCAGAAACAGATGTTCGAGGTAAAGACCAAATTCTTAAGAGAAAATCAATATACTCTCAATTAAAATCTCAGGTTGATGGACTTGAAGGTGAATTAAAAGATAGAGACGGAACTATTGAAACTCTTAAACGTCAAATTATACAAGCAGATATTAGGGATAAGTCCAGAAAAGTTGAACACGGAATGCAGGGTGAAGCCTTAGAATCTAAAGCACAACAAAAACTAATGCGTCAGAGAATGGCGGATAAAGCACAAGAAAAGATGCAGGAAAAATAATCTTGCAAAATACACACATAAAGGAGTAAACTATGACACAATCAGATAACCTGCAAAGCAGCCCTGATGTAGAAGAAGCCGTAACAGGCACACAGGGAAGCGGATTAAATGACCCGGGCGAGTTCTTTGCAGATTTAGATAGAGCAGCAAACGGGATGATTTCAGATGCTCCCCCTCCTCAGCAGACAACCTCGAAACAAACGAGTCCTGTTGCCGAAGCCACAGAAGGTGGCGAACTTGAAACGCTCCAGAAGAGATATTCAGATTCTAGCCGAGAGGCGAAACGTCTTAACACACGAAATAAAGAACTTGAGCAGTACGCACCTCTTTTAGACCGTATGCGAGAAGACCCCAATCTAATTTCTACAGTAAGAGATTATATTGATGGTACTAAACAGCAAGGCATCAAAGATAGACTTGGAGTTTCTGAG